CGCGGCGAACAGCTCGTCGAGATCGCGACCCTCGACCTGGCGGCCGACGAGGGCCTTGGCGTCCATGCCGACGGGGACGACCGAAAGTTCGGTCAGCTCCCACTCCTCGGCGACACCGCCGCGCCAGTAGTCGCCGTTGCCGCCCTCCCACTTGAGGACATCGAATCCGATCGACACGGCGTTGATGAACCCGTCGCGCATCTTCCGCTCGACCTCGCGGGCGAACTCGTCGCCGGCATCGAACTCCAGCGCGCCGGACAGGGAGTCGGTGTCGACGGTGATCGACTCCGGGTCGACACGGCCGATCGGCAGGTTGCCCCGCCCCCAGTAGGAGTGCCCGTAGCCGAGCACCGGGTTGCCCCGGAACCGGGCGAGGTCCGCACCGGACATGCGCAGGTCGATGCCGTCGGCCTTGCGACCCTCGGTGGCCATCACCACCCGCAGCGGTGCACCCTCGCGGACCGAGGCGCGGTCGACGTGGCCGAGCGCACGATGGATGGCGGTCACAGCTTCACCCCATTCACGGCGAACGCCGCCAGGAGATCCCTGGAGGCCATGTGGTCGAGCCACCGCGGCGAGTCCGGCGCGTTCGCCGGATTCACCTCGTCGTCGGGTGGCTTGTTGTCGTTGGACTGGTCCGGCAGCATCAGCTGCCCGTCCTCGCCGAGCTGGGCCTTGTTCACCGGCATGAACGGCCGATCGCCCCACTCCACTGGCGACAGGCCGATGCGGGAACGCCACTCGTTGATCGTGATCGCGCCACGGTCCAGCGCCTGCGCGTCACGCACCCACACAGCCGACTTCGACTCCTGCAACGCCGCGACCTGCGTGTAGTCGTACTCGCAGTGATCGGCCCGGCTCGCCCGGCCAAACTTCGGCAAGTACTGCTCCGACACCTCGTCGGCCAGGAACTCTGAATCCGGCTTGAGCGCCATCTCCCACGCGATCGTCTGGAACTCGCGGACGTTCGCCAGCGTCGCGCCGTCCATGTCACCCAGCAGCGGGGAAGGCAGCCCGTACGCCCGGCACACCTGCCGGAAACTCATCCCCAGACCCGTGCCGAACTCGGCGTCCTTGGGCGTCACCGACATCTGCCGGAACTGCGCCTCGTAGCGCAGCACCGCCCACTTGTGCGCGTTCTTCGGGCCGGTCAACCGCCTGCGCAGTTGCAGTTCTAGGTCCTCGGCCTGCTCCTGGGTGAACGACACCTTGTCCGACGTCGGAACGACCAGGCCGGCCAACTGCATGCCCTGACTGAACAGCTGCTTGTTGCTACTCATCATCGCGCTGGACGTGTCCGCGGCCAGCCGCGCCGCGGCCAGAGGCGACAGCGGCGAGAACTCGTCGATCGGATTTGGATACCGATACCAGTTGATCTCATCGGGCCTGAACGCGATCTGCTCACCGCTCACCGACTCGTACAGATACCCGGAGATGTAGTCGCGGGGGTGCACCACCGGCCGCACGCGCGACGGCTTGATCCACCAGATCTCGGCCGGACGGCCCCGGTCCGCCTCGATCGCCTCGAACGACTCGCCCCACGTGCCCATGCACAGTTCGTGCATCCGATCCAGGCGGCGGCGGGTCCAGAACTTGTTCACGTACCCGTACAGCAACGCTGCCGGAGCTTCGGGCATCTCCACCTTGTCCGAACGGCGACCGCGGTAGAAACGCATGTCCAGGCCCGACATCAGCCGGGACCGCAGACTCACCACCGAGTAGATGTCATTGGAGGTGGCCAGGTAGTCGCCGTACTCCTCCGGCGAGAACTCCGACTGGTCGTGCCCGTGGTACACGTCCGACGCCAACGTCGCCCCGGCACCGACAGGCCACGTCCGCGGCACCGTCGCGGCGAGGACCCGGTCCACGATGCTCATGTGCTCACCCGCCGGTGCCGCGCCTCGATCTGCGTGTTCGCCTGCCGCCAGCCCTCACGCGTGCCGGCCAGCAGCAGCGACACCGCGATCCACGCGATCCGCGCCGTCCAGCCGATCGCGAACGGGATCGCCACCAACAGAAAGATCGCCGCCTTGACCGGGTCGATACCGCGGGCCTCGGCCTGCACCCGGTGCGAGAACGCCGCCACCGTCATCACGACCTCCTCAGGCCATCAGGGAACCCTCAAGGACGACCGAATCGTCATCGAGCGGCGCATGCAGCACCCAGACGCCCATGCACATGGCCACGGCGGCGTCGATGTGTCGCTTCGACTTGCCCTTGCTCAGCGTGAACCCGCGGTCCTGCTCCCGCTTGACCGCCGCCTTCACGTGCGCGGACAGCTGCTCGTCGCCGTCATGGACGATCTCGCCTTCGATGATCTTCTGGAACGTCAGCCCGCACGCCGGCGCCATCCGCTGCGGCGACTGGTCGAACTGGATCGTCCGGATCCCCTCGTCCTCCAGGGATCGCGCCGGAACCTCGAAGAACCTCGGGTCGTAGACGACGCCACGGAACCCGGGCCCGACGGCGACCTTGCGCACATGCCGGAACACGTCCAGGTGGTCGATCCGCCCGCCGGTCGCCTCCCATATCCGCGGCTTCACCGCCAGGCGGCCGTCCGGCAGCAGCTCGATGCGCAACGCGGCCACCGAGTCGTGCCTGAGCGCCATGTCGATCGTGACGACGAACGGATTCGCCGGCTCGGAGTCCCACTCGCCCTCGCACGCCTTCCAGGCGCCGGGGTGGTCCTTGAGCCACGAGTCCTCGGCGACGTCGACCCACTTGTTGGCGAAGTAGCGGATCCACTCGTGCGAGGCGTACTCCGGTGTGCCCCACGTGTTGACCCGGTCCTCGACGTTCCACAGCACGTCGGCGGCGGCACTTGCGGCCTTCACCGCAATGCGCCGGTCGGCGGCCCGCTTGTAGTCCAGCCCGTCGGGTGCCTCGCGCCAGTCGAACAGGAACCGCGGCTCCAGGACCGGCCGGCGTCGGGCGGACACGCCCCGCTTGTACAGCGCGCCCAGCAGCGAATGGTCCCGGTCGAAGCCGGCCGTCGACAGTGAGATGACCCGGCCACAGCCGCGGCGTGGGATCCGGCGCTTGAACGTGGACTTGCCGATGACCGTCGCCACGCGCGCCTTGCTCGACCCGACGTCGCCCCACTCGTGCAGCTCGTCGCGGACGAACAGCGACGGCAGGCCGCCCTCGTTCGTGCCCGCGACCGCGGCGACGCGGAAGATCCGACCCGGACGACCGTCCGTGAACTTGATCTCCGTGTCGTACACCTCGAAGTAGCCGACCAGCGGCGACTCCTTCACCACGTTGTCCCGGCCACCGCACATGATCGCCACCGCGGAGAACAGCAGATTCGCCTGATCGAACGACGCCGCGGCGATCGGGATGTTCGGCGAGGCCGGCGCGATCTGCGGCGGACCGGCGAACTCCAACAGCGTCACGGCGGCAATGAACTGAGTCTTGCCGTCGCCGGTCGCGGCACCGCGCAGAGCCTCGTTGTAGCGCCACTGCCCGCAGTTCGGGCAGTACTCGTACCAGCGGTACAGGAACTGCTGCTGGTCGACGCGCAGCTTCATCAGCTGCCCGTACCAGTCGCCCTCACCGAGGATGCAGTTGTCCTCGATCCACTGGCAGGCGGTCGCGCCCTCGGTCGGCCACAGTTCACCGACGACCGGAGTCCAGCCGCACGCCTGGCAGCCGACGTCAGCGGGCGACGCCTTCGATGACCCTCGGGTCCTTGCGCGCCTCGACCTCGGGGTGGTCGCCGTCGGCATGGCCACCTCCGTACCGGGAGTTCATGTCGGCCAGCGACTTGCGCTCGGAGATCACCGCGATCCCCAGGTTCGACCTGTTCAGCCCGCCGATGCCGAGTTGCTTCTCGCAGCGCTCGGCAGCAGCCAGCGCCCGATCGGCGATCTTGTACAGGGGGTTCGCGACCTCCTGGCCCTGCGAGCCGCGCACCAGCGGCGAGCAGTCGGCCTCAGCGATCAGGCGCCAGTACCGGTCATGCTCGGTGATCCACCGCAGCAGCACGCCGCGGTCCACCGGGGTCTGCACGCCCGAGACCGCGTCTTCCCAGTAGGCGCCCCACAGTGCGAGCGCCTCATCGGACAAGCCCTCCGGCGGGTCGATGCGCCCCCCGGCGACCTTGACCAGCTCGGCCCGGCGCCCGTTGCGGCGATCCACCGCGGCACCCGCCGGCTTCTTCGTACGCGGCATGCGTGATCACCCCCGGAAAGACCGAAATGGCCGAATCGGACATAGGGGGCGCCTTGGTACCACGGAGAAAAGGGAGG